ATAGAAACAATTGTAATTGAAGATGTTGCAAACGCAACCTATCAATTCAGTGGTACAAAAAATGCTGTTCCTATAAGAGGAGATGGATCTGATGGTCTGGCATCCGTCACGTTCATTGATGGTAAACCATCTGCTGTTCAAGTCACGAATGGTGGTAGTGGATATTCTTTTGGAACTCTTGATCTTGATGATGTAGTGACAGGAAGTGGTGCTTCATTCTCTGTGATTGTGCCACCACCAGGCGGACATGGAGCAGACATATACAGAGAGTTAGGAGCAAACAAAGTTCTTGTATATTCACGTATAGAGAACAGTGATATCACCAACCCTGACTTTCCAACAGGTAACCAGTTTGCAAGAATAGGTATCATAGAAAATCCACTGCAATTTGGTAGCGAAAATTTATTAACAGCATCATCTGCATCAGGTGTGTATGGTGTTAGATTGACTGGTGCAGCGACAACAAGTATGTCAGTTGCAGTAGATGGTCAGATTACACAAACAGTAGGAGTTGGTTCCACTGCTGTTGGTCAGATCATAGGATATGATCCAGTCACAAAATCATTACAATATTGGCAAGACAGATCCCTTGCTACTAATGATGACTCAGGTAACAAACCCACCTTTGGATACAAACTAAATAGATTCACTGCAAGCCCTGCAAGTGGAGGCAATACAAATCTCATTGTAACCACAACGGGAGGAACAGAAACCTTATCGATTGATACAGGTTTTACGGGAGTTTCAACCACGGTAAACTCAAGAACTTATTACTTTGGACAAACATATAATAATGGATTAGCGAACCCAGAAATTAAAAAATATTCTGGCAATATAATCTACATTGACCAAAGACCTGAAGTAACAAGAGCAACAAACCAACGTGAAGATATCAAAATCATCTTAGAATTCTAACGATGCCACAGAACACCAACCTAAACGTCAGTCCATATTTTGACGATTATGATTCGTCTAAAAACTTTAATAAAGTTTTATTCAAACCTGGCAGTCCAGTACAAGCAAGAGAACTAACCACACTTCAATCCATCTTACAAGGACAGATTGAAAAGTTTGGTAAACACATATTCAAAGAGGGGTCAATGGTGATTCCTGGTGTGTTCAAATATGATGGTCAATATACATCTGTCAAGTTAGAATCTACATTTTTTGGTGTTCCTGTAGAGTTGTACTATGACAAATTAGTTGGACTAAGAATACAAGGTAAAACATCTGGTGTCATCGCTCAAGTTGTAAAAGTTTTATCTTCCGCATCATCAGAAACAAATCACACTACACTTTACATCAAGTATGAAAAAAGTTCTGATGATTATCAAGAAGATACTTTTTTAGATGGTGAAACTCTTACAACATTAAAAGACTTTACATATGGCACAACCACTATCACAAACGGATCTGATTTTGCGATTGCTATAAACTCTAATGCAACAAACGTAGGATCTGCTTTTGCAATTACAAGAGGTGTATGGTTTGTTCGTGGTTCTTTTGTGGAGGTAGAGCCAGAAACTATAATACTCAATCAGTATCAACCGTTTGCTTCATTTAGGGTAGGACTCAATGTTAAAGAAGAGATTATTACTGCTGTTGATGATAATAGTTTATACGATAATGCTGCTGGATTCTCTAACTTTACTGCTCCAGGTGCTGATAGGTTCAAGATTAGTGTTTCTCTTATTAAGAAAGAACTAACAGATTTCCAAGATGAAAACTTCATAGAATTACAGCGTATTGAGAGAGGTATAGTCAAAAAAATTGTAGATCAGACTGTATACAGCGAGATAGCAAAAGAATTAGCAAGAAGAACTTTTGATGAGAGTGGTAATTATTACGTTGATAAATTTGATATTGAAGCAAAAGAGTGTTTGAATGACAGAGTAAACGTATTCGGTACATTCTTTCCAGAGCAAATTACAGATGATGGTAACCAACCATCAGAAGATTTATTGAATATTAGAATAGGACCTGGTAAAGCCTATGTACGAGGATATGAAGTAAAAACTTCAGGGTCAAGACATATTGATGTAGAAAAACCAAGAGCCACAAGACTTGTTGAATCAACTGCTGTGCCATTTGAGGCAGGTAATAAATTAAGACTCAACAATGTTTTGAACGCAGCACAAATCAAGTTGTCTGCTGCAACTTCTGACTATGTGTCATTACAAAAAGAGAGATTATCATCAAACAAAACAACTGCAAAAGCAGAGGTAGGTAGAGCGAGAGTTTACGATTACAAATTACAAAACTCAGCATATTCTGGTGATACAAGTGTGTTTGAAATATTTTTATTTGACATACAAACAGACACACAACTTACAATCAATCAATCACATTCAATTTCAGTACCTGCTGTCATCGAGGGATCAAATTCTGGTGCTAGAGGTTTTCTAAAGAGTGATTTATTAAATGGCAACATAATTGTATTGAACCAAGTAGCAGGTAAGTTTCTTAAAGATGAGCAAATAATAATCAATGGTGAGAGAAACGGAAGAGTTATTACAGATATAACTGAGTTTGATCTAAGTGATGTAAAATCACTTAGGTCAACTGCAGCGTCTAGAACCTTTGCTGCTGACGTAGTATTAGAAACAAAAAGAGATTTTACAGGTAGATCGTTCACTATCGCAGCTGCATCTGGTAGTGCTTCTGTGGTTACCAGTGGCACACCTGGTTGGGTAAAGAACTTCAAAGTAGGTGACGTTATATCATATAAACGTGCAAGTCAAACAGACGTAACATTTAATACTGTAAGTGCAATTAGTCCTACAAATAATAATATAACTGTTGTAGCAGCACCTAACACTGTCGCAGGTGTATGTCATAAAGCACTTCCTACTGCTGCAGTAACTGTAAGTGACCTCAAGATTATGGCAGGTAAACTGAGAGGGTCAAGAAGTGGATTTTTGTATGCTGAATTACCAAATAAATCAATTGAATCAATCGATCTTACTGACTCACTTCTTCAAATCAGAGTAGAGGACACAGGACTAAGCACTGATGGAAGTGGTGTATTGACCATGCCTTCATTGACAGGAAGTGACTTAGTGTACGCACCATTTGATGAGGAGAGATATACTGTTATCTACAATGATGGATCTATACAAGCACTTACAGCAGATCAAGTCGCTCTTACAAGTGGTGCTAAAGGTGTTACCATATCAGGTCTTGACGCAAATCAAAGTAGTAATGTCGTTGTCCACAGCACACAACAAAAATCAAAAGTAAAATCAAAAGTAAAAAATCTTACAAGAAGTGCAAGCCTGATCGTATCAGGATCTAGTAGAGCAAACTCTGGTGTTAGCACTGCTATCTCCGATGGTCTTACATTCAGCCCTGTATTTGGTAAACGTGTTCAGGATAGAGAGATATCACTTGATGTGCCTGATGTAGTGTCAGTTTCTGCTGTATTTGAGTCTCAAGGAACTTCAGATCCACAAGTGCCAAGTATGACACTTGGATCATACAACGGACCTAATGCTAATAATTCAGACCTTATATTGGGTGAGATTGGTATAGGTAAAAGTTCTGGTGCTGCTGCATTGGTTCTTGCAAGAAATACAACAACAATTGTTGATGTCATATTTAAGAACAATAATTCATTTATAGAGGGAGAGGAAGTAAATTTCTCAGAAAGTGGAGTACGTGCTGTATTATCAACTGTAACACCTGGCGATCCTAACATAAGAGGTAATTACAAAGTTGACACTGGACAAAGATCAGAATTTTATGACTATGGTAGAATTGTACGTAAACAAGGATTTCCAGAACCACAGGGTAAACTCAAGATATTTTTTGACCACTATGTAATAAATTCAGAAGACTCTGGTGACGTTCTAACAGCGAGTAGTTATTCTGCAAATGAATATAACAATATTCCTTCTTTTGATGGAATAAGAAACACTGATGTTGTTGATTTTAGACCAAGAGTTGCACCTTTCTCAGGCACTTCTCACTCACCATTTCAATTTGATGCAAGAGATTTCTCAAGTGCAGGTCAATCTGCAAAAGTATTAGTGTCAGATGAAAACCTTACGTTTGATTACAAACATTACCTTGCAAGAATAGATAGGTTGTATGTTGGAACTAATGGTAAATTTAAGATTAAACAGGGTACACCTGCTGTCAAACCTGTTGAACCAGAGAGTATTCCAAACTCATTTGAACTCGCAAAAATCGAGTACAAACCCTATGTCTACGATGCAAGACGTGATGTAACTGTAACTTTCCGTGCAAATCAAAGATACACCATGAAAGATATTGGTGCTCTTGAGACTAGAATAGGAAATTTAGAAGAAACAACTTCACTATCATTACTTGAATCAAAAACTGAAAGCCTCGTGATCACAGACCCTACAACGGGTATGGATAGATTCAAAAATGGTTTTGTTGTTGACCCTTTCAATACACTTGATGTAGCGGATAAAACTGTACCATTCCTTAAATACGGAATCGATGAAGGAAAACTCGTCTCACTTAAATACTCAGATTCTATTGATCTGCTTCCTGGTTCTAATAGTATTGTGGGTACGAACGGTGCTCCAGATCTTTCTCTTGACCCAAGGTATGTAACTGATTTTGGTAATCCAAATATAAGAAAAACTGGTGATCTCATCACTCTTAATTATGAGGAAGTCGTAGAGAGAATACAACCGTTTGCTACTAGAGTAGAGAACGTAAACCCATACATGATAAGAAGTTGGTCAGGTAATCTTACACTCAACCCTGATTCTGATGTGTTCATCACAAATTCATCTAATTCATTGGGAGAGTTCCTTTCTACATCTGATGGTTTTGGTTCTATTATATCTGAAAGAGATATACCAAACATGAGGGAGCAAAACATTGAGTTTGTTGGCACTCGTCTGAAACCAGGTACTAATCACTATGCTTCATGGGCAGGTGTGGACATGATAGAAAGTCGTAATAATATAGTACCAAAATTATTAGAAGTTACACCTGTTAGTGGTGCGTTTGAAATAGGTGAAACTGTCAGTGGACATATTTCAAATAATAATGGAGGAGGAAGTTTTGTAGCATTGAGATTTAGACTTGCATCACCAAATCATAAAGACGGTCCTTTCAATGCTCCCACAACAACATACCCTAATAATCCATATGAAGCTAACGTTGGGTTAGCAGCAGCGTATTCTGAGACCTCGACTGTGTTGAATGTTGATACAAAATCATTGGCACAGATATCTGACTCAAACTTTTTTGGATCTGCCAGCGTTGGCATGAGACTTGTAGGAGAGAATAGTAATGCAGAGGCGACTATCAATCAACTAAGACTTATCACGGATGAGTTAGGAGCAGTTATAGGTTGTTATTTTCTTGAGTCATCTCAATTTCAAAACGGTACAAACACTGCTCTACTATCAAGTGTAAGACCGAACGATCCAGTAACACCAGGTCTCAATTTCAGTCGTGCACTTGCAGATCACTTCTCAGAGGGAACACAAGTAACTGAAACCACCCTTACAAGGATAGAGCCAGAACCAGTAATACCTATTCAAAATTTCATCACAGAAATTACAAATGAAATTACAAACGAAATTACAGAAGTTACAGAGGTAACTAATGTAACTAATGAATTTATAACTAATGAGTTTATTACTAACGTTACTGAGGTTACTAACGTTACTGAGGTTACTGAGGTAACTAATGAATTTATAACAAACGTAACTGAAGTTACTGAAGTTACTAATGTAAACCAAACTATCATTCAACAGGAAGATGATGATGACCCACTTGCACAGACATTCCAAGTTGACCAGACTGATGGTATCTTTATAACATCTGTTGACTTCTTCTTTGCAACCAAATCTGATACTATACCTCTTGAATTACGTATAGTTGATGTGGTCAATGGTTACCCATCTAGAAATATTAGAAAACATGGTGTTGTAATTAAGAATCCTGAGGATGTCAATATATCTGCAGATGCAAGTGTGCCCACAACATTTACTTTTGAAGCACCAATATACCTACCACTTGGTGAGTATGCTTTTGTTGTTATTACTGCAACTTCAGATTACAACCAGTGGATATGTCAAATAGGTGAAGCAGATATATCAACAGCTAATTTATCAGAATTGGGTAAAGTTATAGTAACAAAACAACCTACTCTTGGATCTCTATTCAAAGGACAGACTGCTGGAACATGGACACCATCTCAATTAGAGGATATGAAGTATGTCCTTAGAAGAGCAAAGTTTGTCACAGATCCTGGCACAGTTAGATTTTATAATCCAGCACTTAATATACATGATAAGAGAAATAGATTACCTGAGAATCCTATAGAAACATTTTCTAAGAGAGTTACTGTTGGTCTTACTTCGTCTATTGCTACAGGCACAGATATTGGTTCTATAGTAACACAAACATCTAACTCTACTGCTAGTGGTGTGGTTGCTGAAAAATTAGCACATTTATCACAGGCTGCTAATACATTGACAATTACTAACGCTGGATCAAACTACGAAGATGCGACTTATAGCTCAGTAAACTTTACAACCTTGACAGGTAGTGGGTCTGGTGCTGTGGGTGTCGTTACTGTATCTTCTGGTGCGATCACTGGTGCCACAGTCAAATTAGACAACACTGGTAGTGGGTATCAAGTGGGTGACACTCTTACAGCTGGTCTTGGTACAAAAGGTCTAGGCACGGGTCTTGTTATAACAGTTGGTCTCACAACAGCAACTAATGCACTTGTATTGACAAACAACACAGGGACATTCGATACCTCAAATACTATCGTAGTTGATGGAACAACTTTACCTGACATTGTGCCTGCTACGGTCACCACAAATACTGATCAATTTGATGGTCTGCATTTCAAGGTTACTCATAAAAATCATGGTAACCACGCAGCAAACAATACAGTTACAATTTCCGATATATCAGGTGATTCAATACCAACTAAAACAACTGTGGGATATGGAATAAGTGCAACCAGTGTTGTATCCATAGGAAGCAGTGCTGGATTCAATTTCTTTGAGGGAGAGCAAGTTACAGCAAGTAATCCTGGTTTTGCTTTGATTGGTAACGAAGTTATACAATACACCACAGTTGGAACAAATCAACTCAGTGGTATAACTCGTGGTGTAGATGATAGTCTAGCAATGACATATCCTATAGGAACGTCCGTTCAAAAATATGAGTTGTCTGGAGTATCTCTTAGAAAAATAAACAAACAACACTCACTTGTTAATGTGACATCTAATATTGTAGACAAGGTTACACTTGACTCTTATCATGTCAAGATAACAGGCACTAAATTCTTCTCCAAAGATAAGTTTGGTGGTGGTGTAAATGGACGAGCAACAAGTAACATACAATTTGATACTATAACTCCGACAGTTTCACATACATTACCAGTAGGCACAGAGATCAACGCAAGTATTAGAACAACAACAGCAACCAGTGTTGATGGTAGTGAAACATCATTCCAAGATAAAGGATTTGAGAACATATCAATTGTCAATGAAACCAAGTTTTCTCATACAAAAATGGTCGCATCATTTGACAATGAGCAAGCACAGTTATCTGAATTGCCAGGTGGTAAATCATTTACATTGCAGATTGGAATGAGCACAGAGAATGAAAATTTATCTCCAGTGATTGATGCATTCAAAAGTAGTATAATGACAAGTAGTTCTAGAATCAATTCTCCTATTGATGACTATGCTACAAATAACAGGGTGAATAAATTAGATGATCCACATGAAAACCTATATCAAACAAAAGTTATCAAACTTGATACACCTGCAACTTCACTCAAGGTAATTTTTGCAGCGATGAGACCTGCTACAGCCGACATTAGAGTATTGTACAGATTATTCAGAGCAGATGGAGATGAAATCGATAAGGTGTTTGAATTGATGCCAGGTTTCGATAATTTAGATGCATCAGGGTTTGTTATAGACGAAAAGAATAATAGTGGTAGACCTGATAGAAACGTTGTTGCAAGTTTAGAGGATCAATTCTTAGAGTATGAATATAGTGTGGATGACCTACCATCGTTCACAGGATTCCAAGTCAAGGTTGTCATAGCATCGACTAATCAGGCATCGCCTGTTGAATTACTTGACTTCCGTGCCATCGCTGTGGCATAATTATGTTATGAAGTTTCGATTACCTCAAAGAAAACTTTACGTCATGGCTCTACGTCTTCAACGTTGGCCAGTAAAGTGGTGGGATGAAAAGGTAGAGGCAAGACGTAGGAAAGAGGAACTCAGACGTAAAAGAATCGAATCACTTTATCCTAAAAAATGATCAACGCATGGTCACTAGCAGCAGAAGTATTGGAGGGAACCTTAGATGAAACCTACCCGATCAAAAGCAAAGGTGGAGAATCACCCAAATCTGACGAGAGATCTAAAGACGACAGCGATAGTAAATAATGACAAAGTTGCCTACGAGAGATATATGGCAGATAGAAAGGCACGTCTATCGCAGAAGAATGAGATAGACAGATTGAAGGATGAGATAGAGTTGTTGAAGCAACTAATTACCCAACAGAATAAATAATAACATGGCAGTTCCATCAGTAAA